TTTGGTCGATGGTTCGAATCCATCACGGCCCACCATTGCATCAACAACTTAGGCGCCCGTCGGGCGCCTTTTTTGTGTCTCCGGGAAAATTGCCGGGAAAATTCAGCGCTTGCGCGGTGGTTTCACGAGCGGCACCTCGTGGTCGTACAGCTGCCGCATCGCTTCGGATTTGTGCCCGCCGGACGCCTTGTTCTCGCTGTCGGTGATGCCGCGATGCTTCAGGCCGTGCAGGGCGAACCGCTCCGACTCGGTGATCACGCCGACACGCATCGCTTCGGTGATGAAGCGTTGCCAGGCGCTGTCCAGCGCGGACTTGCTGATCGGGTTGCCCGATCGCTCGACCAGCAGGAACCGGTCTTGGGCACGCAGGGGAATCGGCCGCTCCCGGCCTTTGCGGTTCCAGATCCGGTTGCGCCGCTCCACGAGCTCGTCCCATGCCTCGATCATCGCCGCGTCCCACTCGGTCACGTTGTCGCGCGAGCCCTTGCGCCGGTTGCTGTGAATGCCGTCGGCCTGGCGATGTGCATCGGTGAGGGTGCAGACCTCGATCCCGCGCAGCCGCACGCTATATGCCAGGACCATCACGGGGGCCAGGTAGGAGGGGAATGCCCCGGGCCTGTTGCTGGCGTATGCACCACGCTCGCGCGCGAACTGCAGCACGGCCTGAAACGCCTCCTGCGTCGGCATACGGAACTCCTTTCGTTCCTTGGCTTGCCGCACACCCTGCGCAGGGTTGGTTTTGCAGTACCCCATACGAATGCCCCACGCCATCGTGCGGCGCAGGTAACGGTGCAGATGGTTCGCCTTGCTGGGGGTCGCCGGCAATGCCTCTTGGCAGCCGCTGGCCTTGCGCCCGCCGGCGAAGGTTTCGACCAGGCGCTGCACCACTGGGGTACTGATCCGGTCGACCTGCACCCCGCCCAGCAACGTGCCGTCCTTGCGGACGTAGTTGGCCAGCACCTCGGCGGCGGCGCGGTAGTTCTTCTGCGAGCCTGCTCCCAGGTCTTTGAACTCGGTGGACTCGTGGAAGCGTTCAAACAGGAATCGCAGCGTGCCCCGGGCGGTACCGGTGCGGCGCTCTTCCATGATCGCGTGCAGGTCCGATAAGCGGGCGTTGGCATGGGCGACCGTCCGTTTGACGGGACGGCCCCCTTCGGCATCGAGAACGTGCGTGTACCAGCGGTTGTCGTGCCAGTAGATCCCTCTCGGCAATGCGTCCTGCTCGATGTGCCCCGGGATGTCAGGGTTGAACTTCCTTTTCCGGCCGCGTGTCATCAGATCAATTCCTCCTCGTTCTCAGGCTGGGGTGATGGCGGGCCAAGCCCGAGCGCGGCGTTGACCACGTCCAGGGTGGTCCAGATGCCGCCGTGGCGGTCGAACTTGTACCGGATACCCTGCTTGTCTGCCCAGCGGCGCACCGTGGCGGCGCGTGGTGGGGGCCCTTCCGGGGAGCAGATCCGCTGCAGGGCGGCGAACCGCACAATTCGGTCTGTCACAGCTCTGATACCTCCATCCATTCATGCCGGCGCTTCCACTGCCGGCGCATCTCGTCGCGCAGTTCTTCGGCGGCTGCAGCGCCTCGACGCTGCGCAATACGGGTGATCAACTCGTCCACCCACTTGCTGTTTCTGTAGCCCTGCCGAATCCAGTGGCGGGCCTCGCAGGCCCGCCGGTGCTCTTCCGTTGCGTCATCCACTACGCCGTGCTGCCACCGCCCAGCCGCAGGCCCAGCTGCAGGACCTTGGCGCCGGCGACGGGCGCTGCATTGGTTTTGGGCTGCAGGCCGTGAAGCTTGTGCCAGTGGATCCACGCGAGCTCGAAGGAGGCGCACTTCTGCGTGTGGCTGCAGCGGCATTCGATGAAGTACCCACCGCCGGCAGCAGCCCGACGCCGGTCTTCCATAAGACGCGCCGGGTGACCGATCTTGCATGTCGGCATAGGCCAAGGCGCCGTGATCTGGCGCTGGGTCGCGACGTGTTTCATGCCACGCCCCGGTCGTGCTTATCCTGGTCATCGCGGCGTGGCGATTCATGCGGGCGCCTGTCATCAGACAAAGTCGGTCCATCACCGGACTCCATGGATGCAGCCGCCCCGCACTTTCCGGCCAGCGCCCAAAACGCGCTTATGACTTCTCTGGCGACTCGCCTGACGTAGTCCCGGCCCGCCCGGGTCGCGCGGCTCTCGTTCCCGGCGATCATGTGGGCTGAGAGGTCCTCCGGGGCACAGCCGGCCACGAACTCCACGACCTTGCGGGCGCCCATTGATTCCCAGTGGCCATGCCAGGCGTTGCCGTCGCATATGACTACGATGCGGCCCTGACCCGGAACAGGGTCCTGCACAAACACAATGATGGGATCGAGGCTGTTGCGTGCCGGGATGCGGATCTCGCGGATCTGCCCCATGTCGATGCTCGCCTCGTGGATGGTGATGCTGCCCGGGTGTTGTGCAGGGTCTACGCCCTGCACCGTGATAGCCTGCGCGGCGGCGGGTCCGGTGCCTGCTTCCTGCGAACATGGTGTGGCGGCTGGGTGCAACTCAGTCTGCTGATTCATGGCTCTTCTCCGAGCTTCGTGGTGGGAAGGCCCAGCGGTGGCGTTGGCGCGCCCCCGGCCGGACCCGTTTTGCTTACAGCGTGTCGGCGAGGTCGTCGGCCGGCACATCTACGGCGCGGTGCGTATTGCCCAGCACTTCGCGCAGGTCGCCGGCGATGTAGGCGGCAACCGCGGCGACGTGGTCGAGGGTGATGGGCGAGGGCTGGTTGGTGTCCAGCAGGGAGAGCAGGTCAGCCGCCTGCTGGGCCTGCCAGAGCCGGTCCACATCGAGCTCGTGCACCCGGTAGTGGATGCTGTTGAGCACCTCGGCCGGCGTGCGTGCGGCGTTGCGGATAAAGGCGCTCATGACCGCGCCCTCGGGCTGGTCAGCGGATACGCCGCGCAGGCATCGCCCCAGGCGATATGCACCTGGTCGATGGCGTTCTGGATGTCGGCCAGCGTGAGCGCTTCCGGTGGCTTGCCGGTGGCGACCAGGCGCGCGAACAGCGCCTGCCAGCAGGCGTGATTCCACTCGGTGCTGTCGGCGATCTGGCCGAAATACTGTGCGATCTGGCGCGCGGCGTGTGCGGGCGCAACTTGGGTGTCGTGTGACATCGGGGACGTCTCCTACGTTCGAGATTGGACCCCGGGGAGACGTTCTTAAGCGTCGCACCGAGGGTGTCGGGAGGTTAAGAACCGGAACGTAGACCGGCAGGCAGTTTTCCCCTTGCGGGTGTTGTATGGCTGCCGCCCTCCCGACGCATAAGACGTCGGTGCCCCTGCAGTGCAGGCGCAAAAAAACCGCGATGCTGACGGGCGCGGTTGCCGCTACGTTCTCAGAGTTCTTAAGCTCCTTGCGGCGGACTTTGCTCCCGTTGAGCGGGGGTGTCAAGGCATGGGTGTCGCATTCCGCCGGCGGGAGCGCTTCGTGTCTGAACACCCCCTGCTCAGATCTGAGCACCCCGCTACCCATATCTGGGTAGCCCCCCTGCAGCTCCGCAATCAGTTCCTCCGTCTGCTGCAGGCGGAGCCAGTTGCCGGGCTTGTTGCGGCCGTTTCCTCCGGCGGCCTGATGCAGATCATTCAGGCAGTAGCGGCCTGCGCGGTCGCGGCGGATCTGCAGGTTGCCGATCAGCAACGGCGCGGCGGGGGCAGTCTGGATGGTCATGCGGAATACCTCGGCTGGGGAGTGGGTGTGGGCACGGCGGGGTAGTGCCCCGGTTGCGCAGCGTAATTAATGTGCATACAATAAATGCCATGGAAATCACCTACGACGCCGCCAAGAACGCCCGCAACGTTGAAGAGCGTGGTCTGTCCTTTGAGCTGGTGCATGCGTTCGATTTCCAGACCGCCTTGTTCGTCGTGGATGACCGAAAGGAGTACGGCGAGGTGCGTTACCGGGGGCTGGGGCTGGTCGGCGAGCGGGTACACGCGCTGGTCTTCACCGAAACCCCCAAGGGCATCCGGGTCATCAGCTTCCGCAAGGCCAACAAACGAGAGGTCAAAAGCTATGAACAAGCACAAGAACAGCGAGACGCCTGACAAGGACAACCCGGAGTGGACCGCGGGCGATGTGGGCCGCGCGGTTGCATTCACCGGGTTGCCGGCCGGGCTGCAGGGCAAGCTGCGTGGCCGGCCCAAGGCGGCGGAAACGAAGGAGCGCATCACCATCCGTCTGTCGCCGGATGTCCTGGATGCTTTCCGCGAAACCGGCGCCGGCTGGCAGACAAAGATCGACGCGGTGCTGAAAGATTGGGTGGTGGCGCGCCAAGGCAAGCTGCCGGCCACGGTTGCCAAGCGTTCGGCAGTCGCCAAGCGTGCAGCGGTTGCGAAGCGACCTATGGCGGCCAAGAGGTGATGCCCGGCGCGAAGCCGGGCGCCCCTGCGCTGCAGACCTACGACGTGGCGGACCACCTCCGAAACGAGCAGGAGATCGATCTGTACTTGACCGCGTGCCGTGAGGAAGCCGGCGCGGACGCGGCCTTTGTTGCAGCGGCGATGGCGGACTGTGAGCGTGCGCGCGCCCGCTGGAGCACGGCTGGGCAGTAGCGGGCTCATGCTTTGAACACCCAGCATTTGACCGTCGCCGGGGTGCCCATATGGCCACGGATGGCGCTGTTCACGGCTACGTTCGTGTCCAGGCACTTGTGCCGGCGTGAGTCGCGCAGCAGTGAGCGCAGTACTTTGAGGTCCGCCAGCTGCTGAGCGTGATGCGCCGCCTTGGCGGCGAACTCGTTGAGGTTGATGGCGATCCGACTGGGGTCGCGCGAATGGTTGACCACCGGCTTTTCACCGTTCGTCGCTTCGAGATACTCGTAGACCTCCCAAAATTCGGTGACCAGGGCGTTGTCGGCGCTGACCGCCCTCTGCCGCTCCAACGCTGCGGCCACCAAGGCCTCGCGTGTGGCGGTGGCGACGTTCTCGGGTATCGCCATCACCAACTGCAGGGCATCGAACAGGGCGAGCATCTGCGCGTGATTCTTGATGACGCGCTCCATGCGCAGGTCATCGCGCCCGCGCAGTTCGCCCTCATGGAAGCGCACACGCTGCTTGAACGTCTCCAGCACCTGGCCTTCCGCGCGCACGGCTTTGATCAGGAAGTGGCTCAGCTGCTCGACCTGCATTGCATTGAGGTTGTCCGCCGCGATCCGGCTCTCGGCGGTCACCTGTGGCTTGCGGAAGTGCAGCTTGACGATACGGGTCATGATCGCCTCGCTGGCATCCACCGGTGCGTTCTGGCTGATGCAGATGGTGCCGAGGAAGGGCGGCTCATAGGTGTCGTTTCCGCCGTTGCGCACGCCGCGCGTGGCGAGGGTGCCGCCGCCGTAGTAGTCCTTCAGTTCGTCCCATTCGAATGATTTGGCGTGAGCGCGGTCGGCGTCGCTGCGGTCTGCCTCGAGCAGCACCACCGGCATGCCGGAGATCTGGCCCATGGCGCGGGCGCGGCCGGCCTTGGAAGACTTGGCCGGGTCGAAGCCCTCGTAGTCGCTGCGGCCCAGCAGTTTCCACAGGAAGGTGAGCAGGGTGGTCTTGCCGGCGCCGGCCTCGCCAGTGGCTTCCAGGAAGGGGAAGGATTTGGTGCTGCTGCGGATCTGGTTGGCGAACAAGGAGCCGAACCAGAAGGTCAGGGCGACCATGCCGTGGGTGCCAAAGCACGTCCACAGCCACGGCAGCCAGTCGGTGCGGAACTGCTCGGGATCGCGCTGGATGTCCAAGCGAATGGACTTCTGCGTGGACTTGACCCGCAGGTTCTTGAATTCGAAGTAGTCCTCTTCATTGGCATAGCTGAGCTCGCCGGCACGCACGGCGATATCGCCGAGGATGTAGGAGGCGTGATCCGCGCTGTAGCCGACGAAGTCGATGGTCTGCACCTTGGTGAGGTTGAACAGGTCATCGCGGTTGATGCAGTCCATCTGGTGGCCGGTGCCGGTGAAGACTGCACCCTGGGCCATGCTGATCAGGCGCTTCTTGAACTCGCTCGCGCTGGCGACCTGGGCACCGGTAAAGGTGCCCTTTACCGGTGGCGCATCGTGGGGAAAGCTGACGCGGTAGAAGTACCAGCTTTCGTCGGTCTGCTCGTGACTCTGAAAGTAGAGTGGCTCGGGATAGCAGTTGGCGATCTCTTCCACGCTGCAGCATGCGCGGCGGATCTTGTCGGCCTCGTCGTCGTCCAGTTCTTCATCGGGATCTTCCTTCTGCTTGGCGCGCTCCGTGCAGAGCTTGTCGAACTTGACGCTGTCGAAGCGGAACCAGTACAGCCGGCTGCGGTGTTCAAAGTGGAACTCGCGGCGCTCGCGATGGCCGTACATGAGTACGCCCTTCTCGATTGCGGTCTTCGCCAGCAGGACGTCGCCGTGGTAGCGCGCCTCGGCGATATCTGCCTCCCACTGGACTTGCTGTTTCTCGGTGCCGCTGACGGCCAGCGAGCGTAGGTGCAGGTCGTTCCAGTCGGTCTTTTTGCCGGGCTGCTGGGGGATAAGCGCGGCACGGCATTTGAAGCCCAGCGCCTCGGCGCGGCGGACATGCTTGCGCACGTACTCGCGTGCGCCGGGCTCGTTGTCGAAGGCCCAGACCAGCACGGGCAAATCGGTTGGCCGCATGTCGCGCAGCGCACGCAGGGACTGCTCGGGATATGCGTTGCTGGACATGGCGGACGCGGCGACGTGCCCGTGCTCAAGGTGGGCGACGGCGTCGAAGATACCCTCGGTGATCCAGACCTCGCGGGCGGTCGCCAGTTGCGCAGTGGCGGCGGGGGCGATCCACCACACGCCGGCGTAGCTTTGGCCCGGCATGAACCGGGCCTTCTGCTTCCCGAAGCGGTGAGCCCGATCAATCAGCCGCTCCCAGTACCCGCCTTTGTCCAAGGGGAACCGCACGGTGGCGGTGCCTTGGTTGATGGTGCGGTCGTGGTAGCTCTCCTGCGTGTAGAGCCCGCGCAGTGGGGCCAGGTCGAACCCGCGCGAGTACTGCAGGTAGGCGTCGGCGGCAGCGTTGGGCGCCGTCTCCGTGCGCACATGGCGCTTGGACCAGTCATCGAACAGGTCGTCGTAGACGTCCTTGACGTTGAGCTCGCGCCCGCACTTTGCCTGCCGACCACAGCGCAGCACCCACGGCTTGAGGTGGTTGGTATAGAGCTCCTTCTTGCCGCAGTAGATGCACTTGCCGCCACGCATGTAGTCGGTGCCAGCGCGGTGCTTGAGCCCGTAGTCCCGCTCGATGCGCTGCAGGACCTGGGCGCGGATGTCTTCTTG